ATGGAAGATAAATGTTATCAAATGGAAGATAAATATTATCAAATGGAAGATAAATGTTATCAAATGGAAGAATATTATGATGTAAATTATCAAGTTAAGTATAATGAAATACGTCAAGAGTTATTAGATAGATTATCTGTCATCAAAGATGACCCAGAAGAAACATATACTGAAGAAGATATTGAATGTATTTGTAAAAAATTATATTTAGATGAAATAGCATCTGTATTTAAAAGTAATGATTTTTTAGATGACAAAGTAGATGATGGATTTAGAAAAGTATTTAAATTATTAATGAGAAATGAAGAATTTGAAACATATATAAATAATTTAACAATTTCATATGTTTGTGAAAATCCAATTGAACAGTTAGATGAAGATACATATAATAATTTAAAATCTGGATTAGATAAAAATATGACATACTTTTCTTTTTTGTCTTTATTTGATATGAAAATATTTTATTTAACTCATCAATTAATATATCATTATTTAAAAAATAATTTAATTGACAACATAACATTTGAAAAAATAAAAAAAATAAATGATATTCTTTCTAAAAAATCAGAATAAATAAATAAATAAATAAATAAATAAATAAATAAATGAATAAATAAATGAATAATTGAATAAAATATTTTTTATTTTATAAAATAAAATATAAATTGTTATAATATATGGCTTCTACAAGAAACAAAAATACACCTGGAAATTATTGTATGGAAATGAAACAATATAATAATTCAGAAGAATGGAATTTATATAAATATAGCTCTCATGGTTATGCTTATGATACTAAATTGCCGGGGAATGGATTTGGAAATATTCGACTTCCTTATGATAGTATGTCTTATAATGCAATTGATACTGAATCATTTTTGTATGGTATCAATTCTACTAATTTAGTTAATCCTGTTAAAGAATTTACACCCGAACCCAAATTTTTAGAAACGAAAAATTTAGTCAAGAGGAGAGATATTGTAATGCCTGTTCCTTTAGCAGTATCTAAACATGAAAGACCTTTTTTATGGTAAGTAGGGAGCTGTGCTCCCCTACAACCCCTCCTTAAAATAATATTGATGAAATAAAAAATGACATTAACAAATTTAACATAATAAAAGTATTTTAATTAAAATAAAATTAAAATACTTTTAATTCAATCAATAATATTTTTACTGTGGGGGCGTAGCGAGTGAAACGAGATTGAGCGAAGGCCGAAGGCTAGGGGAGCACAGCTCCCTACTCCTTAATTGATACCAAAATTCTCACTCAAAATGGATGTTTTATTTGGCTTCTTTTTTCCATTCTTTCCTCTAATTTGATAATTTGACGTATTCGATGGAATAATTTTATTATTTAAAATATAATCTTCTGTGTCTTCGTGTAATTCAGGATATACCTTAGTTAAAGGTTTATCTATCACTAAATATAATGTTCCTGTCCTTAACAAACTACGATATTCTTTAATAGACAAATTTCCAAAAAATTTATCTAATAAATATCTAGGGTCTGACGCTTCTTTAATTGATTTTTTATAATCATATATTGGTGAATATATATCATGCATTAATTGATATCTTTCTGCTTTTGTTGACCTATCAATATGCTCTTTATTTAAATAAGCAACAGCACATTCAGGACAACAAAAACAACCATATACATGATATATTCCATTAAGAAAATATTTTGGAATATGAACAGGAGGAGTATCAAATTCACAAGTATCCCAAAAACAAGCTGATTTTTTTGAAATATTATCCATATGTAAATTGCATTCCAATTGTTTTATTTTTTTCCAAATTTCTTTCATAACATCTTTATTATTTTTATCATTATCATCATCATTATTATTATCATCATTAATATTATTATCACCACTGGATGAATTTATATAAGTTTTTATTTTTGGGTCATCAAAATTTTGATAATTATGCATTAATTCGCTATATACGTGTGTATTGTAAGCATCCAATGCGTCATGTTCTTGATTATTATTGTCATCTAAATCTGCCATACTACATTTTAAATGGAGAATAATATTTTGTTTTTCATCTGTTTGTTCATCATTAGAAATGTTTTGTTGAATAATTTTTCCACCCTTAGGTTTTCTTCCTCTTTTTTTAAATACTTTTAATTCAGTGTTTTCATTTTTATCTGAAAGTTCAATTAGTTCATCAGTATTGTATTCATTTATGTTTTTTTCTTCTAGTTCATCATTTTCTTCAATTGTATAATTTTTGGATTCTAATTTATTATTTTTTATTATTTTTGTTTCCTTTTTATCTTTTTTATCTTTTTTATTTTTTTGTTCTATAACTCCTTTTGTTTCTATTTCTTCTGGTCGTTCAACATTTATTAAATTTAATGACTCCATTAATTCTTTTTTTGATTTTCTTCCTCTTTTTTTAGTAATTGTTTGTTCCTTTTCTGATACTATTTCTTGTTCGTATTCACTCATAATAAATTTATTATTTAAATTCTTTTTAAATTTATTTTTATTTATCTTTTCCTAGACAAAATATTATTTTTACATTATTATAACATAAAAATAATATAACTTATCAATAACTATTATGAGCAGTATTCCGTGGATTGAAGCATATAGACCTAATAACTTTGATGATGTTGTATTAGATCCTTACAATAAACAAATTCTTCAAAATGTAATTTCTTCTGGACATTTTCCAAATTTATTATTTTATGGTCCTCCTGGAACTGGTAAAACAACTACCATCATTAATCTCATTGACAGATATCAAGAAATACATTATGTAAAAAATAAAGAATTAATGATACATCTAAATGCTTCTGATGAAAGAGGAATTGAAGTTATACGTAATCAAATTTATCAATTTGTTAATTCCAAAAATTTATTTATAAAAGGCCTAAAATTTGTCATTCTTGATGAAGTAGATTATATGACAAAAACCGCACAACAAGCATTAAGATATTTATTACAAAATTATACAAATAATGTTCGTTTTTGTTTAATTTGTAATTACATTAGTCGAATTGATGAAGGATTACAACATGAATTTGTTAGATTGAGATTTAATCAATTACCTAAACCAGAAATAAACTTATTTTTAAAACAAATTTCTGAAAAAGAAAATTTAAATTTGTCAGATGATACATTAAATGAAATACAAAATTTATATAAATCAGATATTCGAAGTATGATAAATTTTATACAATCAAATCAAGATAATATTCATAATATTAAAGTTATTAATAGTGATACATGGATTGATTTATATAATAAAATTATATGTAAGACCTCAATGAATGAATTGAATGAATTTATTCAACAAATTAGCATTGAATATAATATTGATAAAAAAAATGTAATAAATCATTTTTTTCTTTTTTTAATTAGAAATAATGACGATGTACTAAATCCAGAATTTTTAAATTTTTTAGAAAATATAATTCACATAGAAGAATGTAAGTCAAAATATTATATTAATTATTCACTTAATCGACTTCTTAAATTATTATAATAGTCTATTCGTATATTTAATTTCATAATAAATTCATTTGGTGGAGAAAATTTGCTCGGATCAAAACAGCTACTTTTTAAATCAAATTCATTATAATATTTATTATCCATAGTTTGTAAATTATTTTCCATAATTTTATTATTAATCTTTATTGGTTTACTTTTTTCAACTGCGCTCATATGATTTTATTATAGAAAATAAAAAAAATGAAAATATATTTTAAAATGAATTTAAAGACACTTACTAAATTTTATATAAAGAACATATAAATGTCTTTATCAGAAAATAACTTAAATGATGAGTGGGAAGCATTCATGATATCAGCAAACGAATCTGATAATGAAGAAGTAAGTACTTCTAAAAATGATTTTAATTCTACTAATATTGAAACTTATATTAACACTCAGCATGTTCATTTATTTGAAAATATGGTTCCTCCCGAATCTACCCCAATATACATATCAACTAAATCTAAAATATCTTATTTAAATATTCCTATCGACCTCGAATTGTTTTGGCTTATTCCAATAACATTATATTCTGTAGCAGTTGAAGGCTGTATTAAAAAACAAGCAAAAATAACATCTACAACTAAGGATGAACTTAATGAAGTTCAAAATAAATTATCAAGAGAAATTTATGTTGAACAACACATCGTCTGTCATGTTGATAATTCCACTGGAAAAATTCAAAAATTTAAAGATACAAGAAAAGTCTCGGTTGGAATTTGTAAAAAAGATTTAACAAATAAAATAAAACCTAAACAAGCATTTTATAATTGTTTAGCTCTTATTATGCGTATTATGATAGATGGAAAATTTCGCGAATTTCATATTAAATTATTTAATACTGGAAAAATAGAAATACCTGGAATTAAAACTGATAGCATGTATCAATATGTTTTGGATAAATTTATTCAATTCATTCAGCCATTTTATCCTGATACTCCTATTTATTGCAAACCTAACAATGATATTGTTTTAATTAATTCTAACTTCAATTGTGGATTTTATATTAATCGAGAAAATTTAATGCAAATTCTTAAATATAAATATAATATTCAGCCTATTTATGATCCTTGTAATTATCCAGGTGTTAAAGTGCCATTTTATTATAATCCAGATCTAAAAGTTCAAACAGGAATTCCTCCAAGACAAGAAGATAAAGATAAATATAAAAATATTATTAAAATTCATTGCCCTATTTTTAGAACTGGAAGTGTTCTTATTCTTGGTACTTGCGATGAAATCATACTCAATGAAGTATATGAATTTATAGTTAATTTGCTTAAAACTGAATTTAAATATATATGTAGTAATTTAATTGATGATGAAAATCGTCCTAAAAGCAACAAGGATAAAAAAAGAAAATCTCAGAAAAAATTTGTTGTTATTGAAGATGATGAAGAATTAATTAATGAAGAAGAACTAATAGATGAATTAGAATTAGAAGAAATATAAATTTATTTTTATTTTATTTTTTGTTTTAAATTTTCAAATACTTTTAAATTAAAAAAAATAAAATATGCCACCAATTTATAATTAAATGAATTTAGAATTAAAGAAATTTGATATGCGCTCAATCACATTTAGGGCTAATGAAAGCAAAGGGCCTGTTGTTGTTTTAATTGGTCGTCGTGATACTGGAAAATCTTTTTTGGTTCGTGATTTATTATATTATCATCAAGATATTCCAATTGGAACGGTCATATCTGGCACCGAAGAAGGTAACGGATTTTACGGAAAATTGGTGCCTAAATTGTTTATTCATAATGAGTACAATACTGCCATTATTGAAAATATTTTAAAAAGACAAAAGCAAGTTATCAAGCAAATTAATAAAGAAATGCAACAATTTAATAGAACAACTATTGACCCACGAACGTTCGTCATTTTGGATGATTGCTTATATGATAACTCGTGGTCGCGTGATAAGTTGATGCGATGTCTGTTTCTTAATGGACGTCATTGGAAAGTAATGTTAGTTATCACAATGCAATTCGCTTTAGGCATTCCTCCCGCACTAAGAACGAATATAGATTATGTTTTTATTTTAAGAGATCCTTACATAAGTAATCGCCGCCGAATTTACGAAAATTACGCCGGCATGTTTCCAACATTCGAGGCATTCTGTCAGATAATGGATCAATGTACTGAAAATTATGAGTGCTTGGTCATAAATAATAACACTAAATCTAACAAATTACAAGACCAAATATTTTGGTACAAGGCAGATGGTCACGGAGATTTTCGTTTAGGGTCTCGTGAGTTCTGGGAATTGTCTAAACAACTAAATGATGAAGAAGAAGAAGACCAATATGACCCTAATAGCGTCAGAAAGAAGAGTTCAGGGCCGAGAATTGCTGTCAAAAAGAGTAAATGGTAATGCTTTAATTTTATAAAGTGAAAGCAAAATAAGTATTATTTGTTCTAATGTACATACTCATAATGTTAAATTTTAATAATTTATAAAATAATATTTAAATTTTTGCTTATCCTCACGGAGTAGCAAGATTTTTGTTTTTGGTTTTAAAAACTTAAAAAACATAATTATAATGTATTGATTATTCATAAAACTACTTTACTTTAAGGTAAAGCGAATCGTTCAATGAATATCCATTCATATGTATCGCTTTGCCAGTTGGCAAAGCGATTTATCATCATCATGTACATTAAAGGTTATTTAACTTTTTAAAGCGAAAATGATTTATTAATAATTAATTTAAAGACATTTCATTACATACATATACATAATGACTGACATTAACATTGTTGAACTCATTGAAACTAACCCATTAACAACTCTTTCAAAAACATACAATATCAAAATATTAGAAAAAATACAAGCAGAATTTTCTAATTTTGAACAAAGATTATTTATATCAAGTTTTTATTGCTATTTAAACCATAATTCAGATGATTTTATAATAGATTTAGATAATATTTGGAATTGGTTAGGATTTGGACAGAAAGTTAATGCAAAAAGAATGTTATTAAAAAATTTTATAGAAAATAAAGATTATATAAAATTAGAAACTACATTAAATGATACAATACATAGAATTAAAGGTGGTCAAAATAAAGAAATATTTATGTTAAACATATCCTCTTTTAAAAAATTTTGTCTGAAAGCTGGAACACAAAAAGCAGATGAAATCCATGACTATTATATAAAATTAGAAAAAATTATACATGATACAATAAATGAAGAAAGAGAAGAATTAAGATTACAATTACAAAATTCTTTACAAATATCTGAATATGAAAAGAAGAAAGCAATTGAACAAACATTAATTAATCAATTTCCATTGAATACTGAGTGCATTTATTTTGGAATAATTGATAATACAAATGATGATAATGAAAAATTAATTAAATTCGGACACACAAATAATTTAAATGTAAGAGTTATGGATCATCGTAATAAATATAATAATTTTATATTGGTTGAAGCATATAAAGTTCAAAATAAAGTTGAAATTGAAAATTTAATTAAAGCACATTCAAAGATAAAAAAACAAATCAGAAATATAATTGTTAATGATAAAATGAAAACAGAAATAATAGCTTATAATGAAACTAATTTTACAATCAATGATTTAAAAAAATATATAAAAGAAATTATAAATTCAAGAACATATAGTATTGAAAGATTTAATAAATTATTACAAGATAATCAAGATTTATCAGATAGAAATGAAGAATTATTGAATATAAATCAAGAATTAAAAGAAGAATTAAAAAATTATAAAGATATTATGACAAGACAAACTATTGACATACAAACAATGAGAGAAACAATAGATAAGCAAAATATATTATTGAGTGAAAATGATAATGTTATGGAAAAAAAGATTGAAGAAGAAAAATCAAACGAAAATATAATAATTTATCAAAATCCATTGCTTCCAAACGATGAAACAACTAATAGATTTAATGAATTTATTGATACTATGTGTATTGTAAGAAAAGACGTAGATGAATCTTCTACAAATATGGAAGGTTCATTTAGAATTTGGAATGGGGTTAAACCTAAAAAAGAAACATTTCATTTATTGAAAGAATATTTAGATACACGATTTAAACCTTCTAGAATTTCAACACAAAATAAAAATCAAGTAGTACATGGATATATTGGAGTTAAATTAAAACCTATTCAATATGTAAAAAAATTGACAAATGATGATGTAGAAACATTTTTATTTGAAGTGTGTAATTTTAGTCCTTGTGGAAAAATATTAAATTCAACATTACTATATGAATATCAAAAATGGAAACAACAACTTGGAAAAGAAATATGCGATGATGACATTATTAAAATAAAAAAGTATTTGAATAATTGTGCTTATACTTTAAAAGCAACCGTACATACAGATAAAGGTTCAAATGAAGGATATTATGGAATTCAAATGAAGAGTGATGAACCTAGATATAAGACAACTTCAAGTACAGGAAAGAAAGTTGAAAAAGTTGATAATAAAACTAAAATAGTATTAAGAACATGGGAAACGATTGCTAAGGCAGCGGAAGATGAAAATATGTCAAAAACAAAGATGTCAGTAAGTGTTAAAAAAGAAACTATATATAATGATGATTATTTTTATCGTTGTAAAATAAATTAATTATTAAATAATATTTGTTGTAAAATAAATTAATTTATTTAATAATTTATTTTAAAATTCAAAATTCAAATACTTTTTAATTATTCAGTAAAAAATATTTAGTTGTATAATATATAATGGTTAAATATGGTGGAATAAAAAAATCACTTGTAGATACAGATTTTAAATATATTGAATACCCAACTAGAATTATTTGGTTAAAAAGTGTCATACAAAATGCTCAAAAAATAGTAGATTTTGTTGCAACTATTCCATATAATACATTTAGATATGAAGGAGATATTTATTTTGAAATTACAAAATCAAAACCTGTAGATATACCAGATGAAGAACAAGAAACAAAGTTTTCAATTGAAAATGCAAATATTGTAGAAATTCCTGAAGAACATGATAGTTACAGAAGAATGAATATAGGTGAAATTCTTCAAAATGAAATGAATGAAAGAGAAAAGAAGAGACTTAGAGAAAATCTGATATCATATAATTTTTTTGGAGGAACAGTATATGAATTATTAAATGATCGTTATACAAATGTAAATTTACATAAATATGTAGATCCTACTAGTGATATTGATATTAAATTACTTACAAATTATAACATAATAAATTATTTAATGAAAAAAATGAATTTAGTTGAAAAAAAAGATGGGTATTATTTTACAAGTAATTATACATTAATTTATCAAGATGAAAATGGAATATTAAGAATTAATCCATATCTAGAAAATATTTCTAATTTTTTATATAACTATTTGTCGGATAATTTAAATACATTAAATTTACAATTTGATAATTCAGTTCCTTTTATTGATGATGAATATTCTTCAATTGAAGAACATGTTCGTAATATTGACTTAGGATATAGATCTACTGAAATTCCAGGCACTAACGCAAGATTAATTTCTTATTTTGATGGAGATTTTAAAACATTCAGAATACAATTAGTTTTAAAGATACAATCAGGCGAACATCAAATTATAGATCATTTTTTTGAATTTTTAATTGGTTATCATAAATATGATTCACCACATACATCGCAAATATCTATTAATAATAAAATATATAATATTTCTTCTCCAAGCACTCTTTTTCTTGAGAATTTAAAAGCATATAAACAAAGAGAATCTTTAATAATACGAAATACAATAGACACCAGACATAAAGGAATAAATCATGCTTGTCGTTTTATATATTTATTAGATTTAATTAAAAATAATGATATATTCAATGACCTATGGAGACATAAATCAATACATTTTGCTACTTCAGATAAAACACAATGTTATACATTTATAAGAAAACATATAAAAGATTCATACATCATTTATTATTACATTTCTGGAAAAAATATATATAAAAAAATTAAAACAGAATATATTGTTAAAGCATTTCAAAGTGTATTAAAAAGCATGTATAATAGTCCTACAACGGGAATAATCGCTTCATATTTAGACAAAATTGATTCAACATTAACTGAAGAAAGAATGTATTCTATGTTATCAAGATTTTTTGATTTGAATGCTTCACCTCTTAGACACTTTATAATGAATTCTTCTCAAAATATTAATTTGTTAGATTTTATTGATGAAATGCCAATTGAATCTTATCGTGAAAGAATGAGACAGTTACTTATTTCCGTTGATAATGCTTCATCAGAAGAAGAAAAAAATGAATTACAAAGACAAATAGAAGAATTGGAAAAAGAATTTCAAAGAAATCTTCCAGAAATGTCTGTTACTTCTGAATATACTTTTAAAGGAGGAAAACAACACAATAAATCTAAGAAAAAATATAAAAATAAACTAAGAATAAGAAAACATAAAAATACAAAAAGAAGAAGAAGACATTAAAATACTTTTAACTTTGTAAAAAATTAATTTCTTATTGTGAAATAAATTAATTATTAAATAATGTATAATTTATTTAATAATTAAAGCTTAAAAATTTAAATACTTTTCTAATTTATTTTTGACTTTAAACAAATGGCCCACTAATTAGCTCAGATCTTCCGTGGTCTGTTTCACCAGTAACAATATTTTCGCCTTCAAATAATTCACTGCGAATATCTGCCACTGAAATGGTTTCATTTTCTCCTAATCTCTTTTCTTGTGTCACAGCACCAATACCAACTAAATTTCCTTCTTCATCAACATCTTGTGTAATAGCACTTCCGAATTTTTCGGCATTTCTCTTATTTTCTTCAATTGCTTTTTGTTTTGTTTCCTTAACACGTTGTTCAAAAGCATTTTTAGCAGCATTTTCATTCGTTTGTTTCTCGTGTGCTAATTGATTTAATTCGTCCTCTAAATATTCAACACGACCAGTCTTGTATGCTTCAGGTTCCCAAGGCAACCATGTTCCAACCGGACCGACATAGACATCAAAATGTGGGTCAGATTCACGCAACATTTTAGCTCTCAATTCTGCTTCTTCTTGTGTTGAATAATTGCCTCTGGCCTTAAATCCACGAACAGATGTTTGGAAATTGTGTTTTACATTAAATTTCTTTTCAAGTTCATGCTCTTGATTATCTAAAAATGTTTTGTAATCACTTTCTAATGAAGATGAATTAATGATTGATTCGCGTTCTTCTTTGAGAAATTCTTCAAAATCAGCAATTAATCCATCAAATTGAAGTCTATATTTATAGGAAACAAAATTCAAAAATTGATGAAATTTTTCCATTGATTTAGACACTTCCCATTTCTTTAGGAATTCTTCAAAGAAAAATAATTCGCGTTGCTTAACAATCTTTTCAGGAGAAATAAAAGAAAAGCATCCGTAATTTTGTCCAGCAATTGGTCTATCTACTTCCAATAAATCCACATATTTAGGATTTGGCGTTCCATCAGCACTCTTTCTTTTCTCAAATGTTTGACCTTTTGTTTTTTTTCCCATTTTATTATTCAAGTTTTAATCGCAATTATTTATTTTTATTTTTTTATTTTTTATATAATTTTAATAATTTTAACAAAATTTTTATTTTTTATTTTTTATTTTTTATTTTTTACTTTTTATTTTTTATTTTTTACTTTTACTATTATTTCTAAATATTATATTTTTTTCTTTTTAAATAATATAATATGAGTGGATTATTTGACATTAATGAATTAATCAAAAGACTTATTAAGTATCTCATTGAAGGTTTAATGGTTGCCATCGCCGCATTTGCCATACCAAAACGCTCTTTAAATATTGAAGAGATAATTTCTATTAGTCTTACAGCATCTTCAATTTTTTGCATTTTAGACACTTACGTGCCAACGATAGCGGTAAGCGCCAAGCAAGGAACAGGACTTGGAATTGGTCTAAAACTTTCGGGTCTTATGGTTTAATTATGATGTAATATAGTGTTAAATATATATAATATTTTTATTTTTAAAAAAATTAAAAATAAAAATTGAAAAAATAATTCAAAATTGATATTTCATTTATAATATCAATTATGGAAAGAATTAATTACGACTATAAATTTCTTCAAAACTATACAAATGAAAATCAAATAACACTTTTAAAAGATTATTCAAATGAAATGATTATTGGAAAAACAAGAATTGAAGGATATTGTAAAGAAAATGAATGTACAAAAACATTTAATAAACCTTTCACGCAACTTTTTAAAACTGGTGGATATTGTGATGAATGTATTAAAAAAATATCAAATATAAAAATGAAAACAACATTATCAAATAAAGTAAGAGAAAAACTAATGGAATATTGCAATAATAACAATGTTATATTATTAAAAGATTATTCAAATGAATTATTAAATATTAAATTTACTGATGTTGAAGGAAAATGTATTGGATTAAATTGTCATAATACTTTTATAAAAAAGATAGTTAATTTATTTAAAAGTGGTGCATTTTGTTTAGAATGTACTCAAAATAATAAACAAAATAAAATGAAAAATACTTGTCTAGAAAAATATGGGGTTGATAATGCTACACAAAGTGATGTTGTTAAAGAAAAAATTAAAACAACTTGTTTGGAACGATATGGTGTAGAAAGTGCTACAAAAACTAACATAGTTAAAGAAAAAATGAAAAAAACTTGTTTGGAAAGATATGGGGTTGATAATGCTACAAAAACTGATATAGTCAAAGAAAAAATAAAAAAAACTTGTTTAGAAAGATATGGTGAAACATCTTATTTTAAAACAGATGAATTTAAAAAAAGATATGAAAAAATTTGTTTAGAAAAATATGGTGTCACACATTCATTGAAATCTAAAATAGTTAGACAAAAAATTATAAATACAAACATATTAAAATATGGAAGTCATTGTGTTTCTAAAAATAAATCAGTTCAAAATAAAATAAAAATTACAAATTTAAAAAAATATGGTTTTACAAGTGCTATGAAAAATAAATTAGTTCAACATAAAACTAAAATGACAAATTTAAAAAAATATGGTAAATTATATACTCTTCAAAATAAAGAAATAAAAAATAAAGCAATTAATACAACTTTGGAAAAATATGGTGTTGATAATTATTCAAAAACAAATGAATATAAAATAAAAATTAAAGAAACATCTTTAAAAAAATATGGAAAAAAATCATACAATCAAACAACTGAATGTAAAGAAAAAATTAAATCTACAAATTTAAAAAAATATGGAAAACATTATTCTCAAACAGAAGAATATAAACAAAAATGTAAAGAAACAAGTTTAAAAAACTATGGTGTTGAACATCCATTTCAAAATCCGGAATTTGCTGAAAAAATGTACAAAAATTCTTTCAAATTAAAAGAATATACACTTCCATCTGGAAAAATTATAAAATATCAAGGATATGAACATTTTGCATACAATGAATTATTAAATAATCAAAATTTAGATGAAAATGAGTTAATAACTTCAAGAAAAGAAGTTCCAGAAGTATGGTATGAAGATGAAAATGGAAAAAGACATCGTTATTATGTTGATATATTTATACCATCTCAAAATAAATGCGTTGAAGTTAAATCTACATGGACTATGAGAAAACCTGAACATATATTTGAAAAACAAAAAGCAGTAAAAGAATTAGGTTATGAATGTGAAATTTGGGTATATGATAAAGATGGAAGTTTAATTGAAAAACATTTATAAAAAATTAGAATAATTGTCTAATAAAAGATATAAAACAATATTAAATTTAAAGTTACATATCATTAAAAATATATAAATTATACATTTTTTTTTACATACAGAGCATCACCCCATCCATGTTGTGTCATAGTAGTTGTAATTCTTTCAAAATTATGTTTTAATAAAAATTCATCTATTTCTCCAATTAATGCACAATTTTCATACAATTCTTTTTCATTTACTTCTAAATAAATAGCTTTGACATTTTGAATACTTTCTTCAGCTCCTTTTAAAGCTAGTAATTCAGCACCTTGAATATCAAAATTCCAAAAATTATATTTTGATGGGTCAATGTTATTTCTTTTAAAAAAAGTATCAATAGTTACACTTTTTCCTCTAAATCGTGCAGTATAAATTATATCAGGATATTCTTGTAAATGAGTTTTTAAGCGTAATATACTTGATGACTGATAATTATTTGATACATTAAATATTATATTTTTATCATCTTCATTTGTTATAATTGCATTGTATACGTTAGGTATACCATTATCAAGCATTAATTTAACTTTTTTAGGTAGTGCGTCAATCCATAAAATAT